TATAACCGTTTTCGTTAATTACAGACTTATACCAGTTTAATGGCTACAAAGGTTGCAATAGAGGTAGACGTTAAAACGGGCGAAGCCAATGACGACATAATTTCGTTAAGGGAAGAACTCGAAAAGGTCAAAGCCGCTCAAGACGAGATGACCAGAAAAATCGAGGCTGGATTCAAGGCTTCTGAAAATGGTGCGAAAGGTGCTGGTCAGGGAATGAAAAAGTTTGGGGGCACTATAAAAGGTGTTCTTAAATCTTTGGGGTTAATTGCAATAGCAGTTGAGGTATTCAACTACCTGAAGGACTTGTTGATGAGCAACCAAACGGTTGCCGATGCTGTTGCTAAAGCATTCAAAGTAATAGAAGTTGTATTCGGGAACGTAGCGGTTGCTGTTAAGAACTTAGCAGACGACCTAAGTAACCTATCCAGCTTTTCTTTAAAGGACATTTGGAATGCATTTACAAACTTCGGAACTGCGGTAAAGAACTCAGCAGATGGAGCGGTAGAGCTTGCTGATAAACTGGTCAAACTGAGGAACGAGGTAAAACTTGCCGAAGCGCAACAAGGTCTGCTCATACTTGAATATCAAAAAGAGGCGGAAGTTCAAAGGCAAATCAGAGATGATGTTAGCCGAACAATTGAGGAAAGGCAAGAAGCCAATAGAAGACTCGGAGAAATACTTGATGAGCAAACTCAGGAGGAATTAAAATTAGCCAACAAGCGTTTAGAGTTGGCATTGCTTGAGCAGTCAATTAACAAGGATTCGATAGATGCTGAGATTGAAGTAATCAATGCGCGAAAGGAAATAGCTGACATCAATGAGCGTATAACTGGGCAAAGGTCGGAGCAGTTGACAAATGAAAACGCTCTGAAGAAGGAAGGTATTGACATCTCAAAGGAACGAATCAAACAACTCGAAGAAGAAGCAGAAGCGGAAAGGGCTGCGGCTTTCAAGATTGCAGAGGCAAAAGCCAATGCACAAAAGGTGCTTGACGATTATTTAGCAGAGAGAGAATCATTGTCCAGAGAGGAGATGATTCAGAAAGAAATTGACGATGCACTCGCTGTTGAAGAAGCGAAGTTCCAAGCGGCAGTTCAAGCGGCAAAAGAACAAGGTGTATTGCTTGAAGAACTTGATGCGTTAGAACTTGCAAGGGAGGAAGAAAGGCTTAGACTTGAAAATGAGATAAGGGAGAAATATGCACAAGAGGATTTAGAACGAGAGAAAGAAATAGCAGATGCACTTGCAAAAGTAGAAGAGGAGAATGTCAAAGCGGTCAAAGAAGCGGAGGCAGCTAAACGTAAACTAAGAGAAGATGGTCTAACGGCTGCTGGTGCTGTTCTCGGTTCATTAGGTCAGTTAATAGCAGCAAGCGGCAACCAATCAAAAGAAGCTGTTGCACTTCAGAAGACATTAGCAGTTGCACAGATAGCCATTGACACGGCTAAAGCGATAACGGGCGCGATTGCTCAAGCGCAGAGTGTCCCTTATCCAGCTAACTTAGTGGCTATTGCTACGGGTGTTGCTGCGGTAGTCGCTGGTATAGCTTCAGCAGTTCAAACGCTGAACACGGCTAACGTACCGGGCGGAACGGCTCAACCTCCGCAAGCCCCACAAGTGGCAACTGCTCCAGCTATCCAACAAGCAACGGCTGGAACAACTGAACTCGGAGGAGCGGAACAAGCACAACTCGCACCAATACAAGCCTATGTCGTAGAGACAGAAGTAACGGGCAACCAAAATAATGTAAACCAAATTGAATCACAAGCAACATTCGGAGGATGAACAAGCTACCAGTAATTTACCTGACAATTGACGAAGACCACGAAACGGGTCTTGATGCTATCTCTTTAGTTGACCACCCAGCCATTGAGCGTAATTGGATGGCGTTTAACAAGAAGCACAAGTTTGCGCTAAACGAAGAGAAGAGAATCGTAAGCGGAGCGGCAATGGTTGCCGACTATCCTATCTACCGAAAGGACGAGGATGGGCGCGAGTACTACGTAGTATTTGACTCAGATGCCATACGTAAGATAGCCTACAAGTTCATGAAGGAAGGCAAGACAAACGCGACCAACTTAGACCACTCAACAGATGTTGAAGGCGTGTTCATGTTTGAATCATTCTTGATTGACGAGATGAAGCCAACGCCTAAAGGATTTGACAAACTACCTAACGGGTCATGGTTCGTAAGCTACAAGGTCGACAACGATGATGTTTGGGCGCAAGTAAAGGACGGTACTTTCAAAGGCTTTTCAGTCGAGGGGGTGTTCTCAGAATCTCGCCAAATGGACGTGGACAAAATGATAATTGAGGAAGTGGAGAAAGCACTACGGGCATAGCCAAGTGGCACACCTTTCAAGAATTGCTATTTACTAAAAAAACACGCATGAACATTTCAGAACTTGTTGGGTCTAAATTGCCCGAAATCAAGAAACTACTTTTCAGCGAGACAACCGAAGAGGCTTTTGTCGATGCTAAACTAGTTGACGGAACTATCGTCCGAGTAGAACCAGCTTTGGAAATAGGCGCGTCTGTTGCCGTTGTAGGTGAGGATGCTGAAACAGTACCAGCTCCAGATGGAGAACATGAACTTGAAAGCGGTGAAATCGTAAGAACTGAAGGCGGTGTTATTGTTGAGATTCTTGAGCCTGAAGTAGAAGAGGAAGCAGAAGAGGAGAAAGAGGAAGAAATGGCTGCTGAGGAAGTTCCTGCATTTGACCCTGAGGCGTTCAAGTTGGACATCATGGATTCTGTAGCTACTCTAATTCAGTCAGAGGTTGCCAAATTTGCAAAGACTGAAAAAGTAAGCGACATCGAGAAAGCGGTTGGTCTGATTACCGACATCGTTGAGAAGATGGCTGCAACTCCGAAAGAAGAGCCAACCAAAAAAGTACCAAATCCTTTTAATAAAGGAACTAACTATGCCGAAATGGCTGAGAAGATGAGATCAATAACTAAGAAATAAACCAAAAAACATTATACTAAAATGGGATTTTCACCATCACCACTAACGAGCGGACTTCAGGCTTACATTGAAGAGCAGAATTTTCCGCTAATTGCTAAAGCCCTTACTTCTTCGCCAACAATGTCACTTGTTGAAAAGCAAGTAGGAGTAAAAGGAAAGAGTGCTATCAACTTAGCTGACATTGACATTAACTTCCAAGATGGAAGCGGCTGTGCTTGGAATGAAGATGGAGACATCACTCTAACGCAGAGATTCATCGACCCAGCTAAACTGAAACTGAACATGGAGTTCTGCCCAAAGGAACTTGAGGCTATTTACCTTAGAACTCAACTTCCAAGCGGAGCGCATTACGAGACAATACCTTTCGAGGAGTTCTTTGCTAACTACCTTGTTGAAAAGATTGCTGCCGAGTTGGAGAAGATGATTTGGATTTGGAAGTCAGTTGGTCCTTCACCTTCTTCGGGAATGTCAACTGGGTCAGGTAACTACCAATTCTTTAACGGATTCCGTGATGCTATTCGTGGTGGTTCTTACATTGACGCTAACACAACTGCGTTCGGTTCGGGAACGCCACTTACTACTGCATTGACTGCAAACAACATGGTTGAGGCTGTTCAGCGAGTATATGAAGCGGCTGCTGATGCTGTTATCGAAAACGATGACGCTGTTGTATTCGTAGGTGCTGACAAGTTCAGAGCGTTGGCTATTGCTATTCAGAACGGTGTTGGTTCATGGGTAACTTCTGGTGGTCAACTTCAAGGATACCAAACTGAAATGGGTTCATTGTCAATGGTTTTCCCGGGTACTAACTTGAAGATTCAAGCTACAAGCGGACTTACTGCCATTAACGATGTTTACCTTGCACGTACAAGCAATATGTACGTTGGTATGGACTTGGAAGAAGATGCTTCACGCATCGAGTCTTGGTACTCTCAGGATGACCGTAAGTTCAAAATCGCGGTTGAATTGACAGTGGGCGCACAGGTTGCGTTCCCTGACCAAATTTCTGCTATAGTTCTTTAATCTAATCGGGGCGGCTTTCGGGTCGCCCCTTCACTCTAAAAACTAAAAACATGGCATATACTGGATGCGCACTAACAACGGGTTTCGACCTTGACTGCCGCGATGCCGTAGGCGGAGTGAAGAGCGTTAGATTTGCGAACCTTGACGATTACCTTGCATTAACACCTGTTGTATCTGCTGG